AGAAATCCAGGACTTCAGGGAAGGGAATATGATGTGATCACAACTCTGCGAAATAATTTTTGTTAGTGTATAGTAAATGATATTCTTGATATATCCATTGTTGGCAATTTTTGGTTATAAAAAGGCTACCGAAGATGAGCCACTCTCAATGACTATGTTGTCAAGTCTACTCTCGTGGCTCTGTTGTTCTTTCATGGTAGCCTATGGTGCTTCAAAGAGTCCAATTAAAACGCCACCCGTTTTAGGGGCGATGCTTGTCTGCTGCCTATGCAGTAGCTCAGCTACAAGTAGTCTTGTAAATGATACGATGAAACGTATCAAGAAAATGTCAGCTTAGAAAAAGTCATCCGTTCTGTACATATTCACCCCGAATGAACCAGTCTTACCAGTTACTGAGACTGTTTCATTCCCATAGAGTTCTTCACAACCAATGTCCTCCATACAATCGCGTGCGTTGTGGGAGACTGGGAGTGGGTAGAGGTTTTCACCCCCAGTTGTGGTGTAATAATGATAGCGATCACGTCGCCCCCGAACCTCCTTTCCGTAGAGTGGAAGGGTCTCTCCATCCCCCACGAGCACACCCATCTGTTGCATGTGACCGGGTTTGTACTGCTTGATTGGCGCATCTCTAAATTCTGGACTGCGTCGTGGTTGGCGTCGCTCCACCTCAATGCGTGGTGGCACTGGCATCACTGGAACTTCCACTGGAACTTCAACCACCTTGGGGTTGAACCAGATGTAAGTCAAAACGAGACCGAGTACAACGACGGTTGACCACAGCAACTGATTCTTTGTCTTGTTCTTCATCTTCATTTATATTAGTTAAGGAATATTATTCAGATAAAGACAATGAAGGTACTCGCCATCGATATCGGCTACCACAATATGGGTCTCGTTCTCGCTGAATCCGGTAAAGGTCCCAAAGTTGATGTGGAGTTTATAAAGAAGGTAAGTTTGGGAGACTATAAATACATATACTCAAATGACATCGTTGACCTCGTTCCTTTATTTGTAGACGCACACAAACACATCTTTGAAGCCGCCGACACCATACTTATAGAGAGACAGCCACCTGGGGGTTTCACGAATATTGAGGTACTTCTACATTACATGTTCAAAGATAAAGTCGTCTTGGTTTCACCTGTGAGCATGCATACACATTTCGGCATGAGACACCTAAACTACGAGGAGCGCAAAGAGAGGACGGTATCTATCGCAGATAAATATATTGACGGTGAGATACCCTACGAGAGAAAACATGATATAGCTGATGCGCTCTGTATGATTGTCTATTATAACTTTAAGGTGTCTGTGCATTTCTTTGATCGCTTTCGGTTTGACGCCGCTCGGCTCTAATAATTTCAAGTGCGTTCGCCACGGACTCTAAGGCATCAAACATCGTCGCCGCACTTCGGTTCTTACAGCATTTTCTAATGTTTTCAATGTTGTGTTCAAAAGAATTCTTCTCCCGCTCCCGTCGCAATTCAATGGATTTTATGAGTTGTTGAAGTCTCACAATTTCAGAATCAAGTTTGTCCGTAATGGTTTCAATGGCTTCGTCCATCTTTATGGTCTCTTCGTCGTACCAGTCTAGGGAGCGCTTGAGAAGTTCCTTCTTCACCTGGGACTTTGTTCTCTCCAACTGCTTCTCAATTCTGTCAATTTTGTCATCAATGATTTGGAGGTTATTGAGGTACTTTTCGTGATGAAACTCCTTCGCCTGTTCCAACGCCGCAATTTGTTGCTTGATGTCCTTGATTTCCATTTTGGTCTACAAGATCTTCGCTCCAAAACTTTATACCAAGATCAGTTTTATTACTCTTTCCGGAGACGAGCAACTTCTTCTTCGCGCCAGCTGGACATTTACGTGGGGGTTTTACCAGACATCACTGTTCTTAGGTCATCAATAAACATGTCAAAGCGTCCGAGGCGATACTGGACGAGCGCCCATAAGAAGAAGAAGACAGTCTTTGTGAGATTGTTTACATCGTTATCTTCCATCTTATATATGGGACTGACAACTCGGTGCATGAAAGTCTCCTCCTTTTGTTGCCCTGTAACATACATCTCTGCCTGCGTTAAAGCACAGGTGTCATCGTTGACCGACCAATGATAGAATAGAAATGGGATGAGTATGGAGTAGAACTCCAAGTTTCTACGATCATTCGTAAATGGAACCACAAGAATACCAATGAGGAACACAAGATGAATCCAAAATATTATATTCATCTATTATAAAATGAACCAAGAAATTTTTGACGACCAATTAATCAAACAACAAGCACTTGAACACCGTCGCGATAGTTGGAATGAGCAACATGAAAACATACTGCGTCAATGGGGTGAAGCCTCGGGGTGCTACAGATACATGCATCACAGAGCGTTCCTCATGTACAAGGGTTTGAGCATGCGTTTTACTTTGCCCGTCATTGTGCTCTCAACACTCACGGGTACCGCGAACTTTGCCCAAGAACAGTTCCCCGAGAACCTCCGTGGTATGGTTCCATCTGTGATTGGTGGTCTCAACCTCATCGCAGGTCTCATTGCCACCATCATGCAGTTCCTGAAGATTAATGAACTGATGGAGAACCATAAGGCAGCGGCGCTCTCATTTGGTCTTCTCTCTAGAAACATTAGATTAGAATTAGCTCTCGCGCGTGAAGAACGTAGTACAGATGGTTTGGAGTATGTGACCAGGTGTAAGAATGAGTATGATCGTCTGATTGAGCAATCACCCACCGTACCATCAACCATCCTCGCGGAATTTGAGAAGGAATACCCCCTCGACAATACATTCACAAAGCCAGAGATCCTTGACGTTCGGGCGATCCCCAAACTTAGACTTCCAGGTTTCACAAATATGAAACAGGGTGCCAGTGTCCTCGCGGAGGTAACAAAGAAGGGGCCATTCGCCAAGATTGGTGAGCTCGTCAAGTCAAAGGGGGAATATAATGCGAAGACAAAGATGTTGGAGGAGATGGAACTCACATCTGTGGCGTCTGAAGAGCCTGAAGACGAGCCAGACGTTGAGCAAGGTACACAAGAAGAATGAGAATGATCATGTTAGTTAAACCCGCACAAACAGCATATGGTAAAATTTTCCTTCTTAAAGGTTTTACGATACGTTCTTGTAGTGCGTCATTCTCGAGCACTAAATCTATGGCTTGATTAGTAAGATCATCAATGGATTCTTTCATTAAAATAATCGAACAAAAAAAGGAAGAGCCTGTTGACACACTTCACACGAAGCAGATTGATCTATTGAAGAAGTTCATCCGAGAGCGAAAGAATGTGTTCATATGTGGTGCTTCGGGGGTTGGTAAGAGTTATGTTCTCAACGCTGTACTCAATGAATCAAATAGTCTTGAGATTGTCCAAGAGCATCTCAAGAGCAAGTCCCCCTTCCTGACCTTCATAAGGGGTGCCGCGAAGCATGCGTTTATTGAGGATTACAGTCAAGAGTTTAAAAGTCTCGTGGAGCGCGTCTCTGACGGGGAGAGACTTACCCGTGGATCTCTCGTGGTCACATCTCCGACGATGTGTATGTTTCCAAACTTTGAGACCATTTTCATACCCAAGCACAAACCAGACAAAATATTGACACTCACGGAGGATCGTTCCACAAAAGCGGAACACGCCGCCGTACGATGTAATGGCAACATCAGAGACTTCTTCTCATACCTGGATGACTACGAGGAAAAGGATGTGTTCAAAACACCCAAGGAGTTTATTGCGGATGTTCTCACGGATCCAAAGTTTACAAGGATTCCAGATAGGATTCACGAACACGGTCACGTTTGGGATATATTTCAGGAAAATTACTTGGATTCGGTGGGTGTTGACTATGCGAGGGCATCTTTTGCGTTTTCAGATGCCGATTTCTACGATGACTATATGTACACCACAGGTGATTGGACTCTCATGCCATATTTCATATTGAACGCCCTCTCCATACCAAAGGCAGTGCTCGGTAAACCACTCGTGAGAGATAAGATTAGACCTGGGAGTGGTTGGACAAAGTTTGGCAACTATAGGATGCGAAGTCAAAAGCTTAGGGATATTCAGAGACGGTGTGGTACTCAGTTGAATGTGGAAGACCTGTGTCTATTGAAAAGGTACGCCGAAAATGATCAATTGGAACCAATGCTACAATATGGTTTAACTCCACAAGACTTTGATGTCATGAACCACCTCGCGGTGGGAAATAAGTTAAAACAGAGAGACGTGACGAGAGTAAAGAAAGCATTGAAGAATGCCATCGCAGAAAGAAGTTGAGAAGATTTTCGAAAACATCCTCAATGGGGGTACCAAAATCGTTGAAGAGGAAGAACCTGAAGTCACAAAGACTATTGGTAATGAAATCCACTTCTACGGTGAGATCACCCCTGAGAATACCCTTGAGTTTGTTGAGAACTTCCGAAAGTTGGAAACCAGTCTTCTCAAGCAAAAGGCTGATCTCATTGGCTACGAACCCGAGATCCGTATTCACATCATGAGTGAGGGTGGGGATATGTTTTCGGGGTTTACTCTCAAGAATGTCATTGAAAAGTCTCGTGTCAAGGTTATCACCATCGCCCAAGGTGCCTGCTGCTCTGCGGCCACTTTCATGTTCTTGGGT